CCCAACCATCCGGGAGAGAAGAGCAGAGCCCGTCCCGTCCCAGATCCTAGTCGGCCCAATGGGCTTCGACATCGGTCCACCTGCGTTTCACCTTTAAGTGAGGTGCAGGAACCCAAGTTGATGACCAACCGGACGCAAGATGCATAAATAGCATTTTGTATTCGGCTCCCGACCAGCTAGGCGCGCATGTTTCAACAGCACGCACGCATTGTTGCTCGCTCTTCTGCAAATTTCGGTTGTAGCGTATCTTTCCAATCTGTTTCCAGATTAAGAAAGGAGACGCATAACCGGACCTTTCGCCAATGGCGACAGGAAATTCGCACAAGTCAGCAAGCATTTGCGCTGATCTGAAAAATCCATGTTGTACCATAGAGTTGGCGTGATCTACCATAGGTAGACCGCCCGGCTTAGATGCTGCCATGGGTCGAAGAGAGCGAGGACGGGTAATAGTCACATCGTGACCATTATACCATTCTGCTCCACAAGACTCACGGAAAACACCCTTAGTACAACATTTTGCGACATTAGGCTCGAAACCGATAAAGGTCAAGGTCCTAATCACGTCATCCGCGTATTCTAAGGGAACGATAATATCGTCACCATATACGTGGACTCGCTGTCTTCTGTTTAAAGGACAGTTACATTTCGTTAGCACAGCTTGTACTATTGCGGCAAAAACAATTGCCTCAACAGGAAAGCAAAGTGCTGATCCCATAGGAGCAAAACTCCTTATAGGGACTAGAGTACCATCAGGTAATCTAGCAAAATGTGACCGTAATGCAAACAAAAGATTGCACCAGTCATCTGGAAACAGTTGCTTGACTATACGTCGAGAGACTGTGTCCGATGCATTTGAGAGATCGATTGTAGCTATGTCTAAGGCCTTTGCGGCCTTAGCATTGAGCGACTGATCCCTAAAATGGACACACGCAGATCGACGTTCAATTACGTCGATCATGTACCGCATTACTCCTTGCTGTAAAAACTGCAAGGTCAACGGTTCACACGAAATGATCCTCGTTTTTAAGAAGTCTTTAGGAACAGAAACCACCTTTGTGATAGGGTGGTGTTCCAAAGAAAGACTTTGAGGATCATCAGTGTGGTGTCTATCATTCAAATGTAATAGACGATCACCTCCAAAAGGAAGTAATTGTTTATACATCGCCGAGAACGTAGCTTTATTTAAGCCGCGTTCACCAGTAGACACAGCACCTGGACCATGTTTAGGATATAATTCCATTAAGCACGGTACTGGTCCGATCCACTGTTTAACGAAACGTCTGGCAATTACCAGAATTTCGCGATCGACGATATGAGCGCGCGAAGATTTTATCCTTTGCGCGTATGTTTGAATGAATGGTGCTGGATCGCAGAATCCTTCTAGACGAGAGAATATTCCTAATAATTGTCTAACGCCGCGTATGCCTATGGCATCGCACGGTCTGACAGTTAGTAGGTCGCAGCATGGAGACTCTCCATCAACTAAGCGCTGATTAAATTGGCGCCAAGCGTGATAAAGGTCTTCATAACTGCAGTCTCGGAGACGACGAAAGTCGTCATCGAAACTTCGTCTAGAAGAATAGATTTTCCTAATATCCTTGTGGATATTAAGGAGGAGTGTTCTGTGAAATTGATCCATCCCATTTAAGGGCGTGTTCTTCAACATGTTGTCTCCGTTAGGAAGACGATCAATTGTTCACTTATTCACGAAAACTCTTAAGGGATACGACCATCTATAAGCGCTGACGAAACATCAGTTAGCTGAAGATAGTTCAACGCAGCAGCTAAGACATCTTGTGAAAGAGTCTCAGTTGCCGCGCTAGAGCGAGGGACCGTCCAAGTCAGAGATGCGGACATAACGTGCGCATTTCCAACTGTATCCAGAACAACACTTTGTGCTGTTACGGTATGACGATCAGAACCTTGCTGTCCGATGGGCTTAATACTGTGTACAACCTTTATGGTCCTTGGTTGGGCCAATGAAGATGTTGTATCAATATATGAAGCACCATTGGATGATGATCCTTGTAAAGAGTAGTCGACGTCAGTAGTGCCGTCGGCCTTTTTAATTGTGAATGAAGCTAACATAGTGACCTCTTGGTTCCTTTGTTAATGGTTAATATGCACTATGTGCATCATGCCATATTATAGTTCTACGTTCGTTGAACTATAAGAGCTGCTGAAAGAGCAGTTCGGCGAAGGTTCCACCCGTTTGGTGCGGTGAAACCACCGACTGGCGGAAAGCCAGTCCATCGATCGTAAGTAGTATAACGACAACCACCAGCTGGATAAGGACCTGAAACGCTTGAAGAAGCGTAGGGCCCGGAACAGTTCTGGTAGAAATCGTATGTTACGTAACGATCGATCTTCAGTGAATGGGTAAAGTCGGTTAGTTCCGACAATGGAGCCATTCTTCCCACATCGGTAAGATTAGTGTCAAACTTGTCAACAAGATCTGCGACAGGTAAGAACCAATCAATGACGAAGGAGAAAGGAATGACCTCCCATAAAACATGAAGTGGTCTATCCAATCCTAAGGCAGAGATTAAACCATTTAATATGGCCCTTTCTGTTCTTAAGCGGATAAGTGCATTACACGACACGTTAGCGACGATCTTCGTATCGACGAATTTGGCATATAAGCCAGTATTGTCGTAGGTTGATCCGCCGTAGCCGTCGTCTATAATGGCTGGCAGGCTTGGAAATGTTTCCTCAAAAGAAACTGGACAACGTGCGCCAAGGCGCAATGATTTATTGTTGTTCAGCTCTAGAAAGGATAATTTCTCGTTAACACGTGACCATGTGTTAACGAAAGCTTTAAAATCTCTTAAGACGTTATCTAGCCCAAATTCTTTGGCTAAATAAATATCCGAGAGATCCTTAAAGGACTTCTTGCCGAGCGATCTTACTAAAGATTGAATTGGGGTCCAAAGACTTCCAACCAAATTCTTTAGATCAGAGATCTCGATAATGTTAACAAGTAACGATGCCCCTTCGGGCATACGTCCTGTTGCATTATCATATAGATTTCTGAGTCCTTGATCCCAATCGATCGAGTAGTCAACAGATGGGTTGTGTACCCGTCCTAATGCTGCTTGCTCAAGGGTAAGGACTTCATCACTAAAACTACCGGAATTGGAAATATGGTCGTTGTAAGCTTCCGCGTCTCGCGGAATACTGACAAAGTCCCATTCAGTTCTGGTATGTGAACATGGTTTTGACTTTCGAGTCGGACCAATATCATCAGTGATGGATGAAGACGTGTACGTGTAGGACCTATCAAACGATACTGTTGAGAGCAGTGTGTAGTCCGCAGCATACGTATGTGTGGTGCGGGTACCGTTAACTGTTCTCGATCGTGATCTTGACCTTGTCATAACGCGCCTCCTAGTCGCTAAGTGTGGCGGAATGCC